TCAAGGACAACCGCACTCTTACCAATAAGACCACCACTGGTAGTAAAATCTCCTGCTACTGTAAGTGTACTTGCATTAGCTGTAAGAGTTCCTCCTGTTGGTATTGTAAGGTTTGTTGTATCTATTTTATTATTATTTGAACCGTGAGTATCTATTGTTGAAGCTGCTATTAAATTCGTTGGACAAAATCCTACACCTGAATCAATCGTTTGAGTTCCAGACGCAGTAACTAATACATTTCTTGCAAAGTCATTTGCTGTTCCTGCCATTTTAAAACTTGCAGCCCCACCTGAAATTATCATATCTGTATTGCCTAATGTTGTAGCAGGGTTGTCGTTATGATGCCCAAAGGCCCATTGTGTACTTGAATCTCCAGCATAAGAACGTAATGTAGATGTTCCTGTTATATGTATTAGACTATTATCGCCACCGTCTGTTAAGGTGCCTGTGTTATTGAATAATCCTCCACCAAAGGTAGCCCTCTGTCCATTCAAATCTAAAGTATCTCCACTACTTACTGTTACGGCATCAAACTCACAATCTCCATTTAATACAATTCGAGAAGGCCCACCATCGGTAGTATTTGCCGTCTGGAAGTCTACCCATTTAATATAATTGTAAGTGCCCCGTGTTACATTGTCTATTGCATCCCAATCAATAGGTTGACTTACAGAACCACCAACAACTAAAGGATATAATTGATTAGCCCCATACAAATATGGACTTCCATAATAGCCATACATTGTCCATTGACCAGAATTTATAGTCATTGTTCCAGCAGCAGTAGCAGTTCCAAAGGTTACTCTTGTATATTGTCTACACTCCGTAGCAGTAGATTTAGTAAAAGTACCTTCTATGGTTATTGGTCTTTCTATATACAGTATTCCACCAGTATGTGCGACATTGTGAAATATATGTCTTGCATTTTCCGAAGAATCAAAGTCTGTTGGTAACAATTCACAGTTTGCACTTGGTTTGAATGTTCCGTTATTATGTGTATAAGTCGAAGTATCTGCTGCTATTGTAAAATTACCTGCTAAATCTAAATCACCTCTTGGTGCTGACAAAGTTCCGTTAGCTGCTATCGTAAGTGTACTGTCAAGGTCAAGAGTGCCGTTTGTCCAAGCAAGGCTTACCCCAGTTCCATCTGCATCCGTTCCAGTACCGTAATCCTCTATTGTCGCTGTCACTCCTGTTCCTTCGTCTATCTTCCACCAGTATTTTGGTGTTACATTATGACTTCCAGAATAAAGTGATGCAACTTGGTCTACACTTAAAGTAAAATCATATAATCTCACATCTCTTAATCCGCCATTTAAGAAATATCGTGCAGAACCATTATTATTTTCAGCACCGAAATAGTATTCAGTACTTGTAGTATAATTACCCATATTACCTGAGAACGCCCCATTATTAGTGCCATCTAAAGTTAATGCTTCACCATTTACATATAATTTCATAACGGCATTGCTGCTATCTGTATAAGATAATGTAGCCACAACCTGTTTCCAAGCGTTTACTCCATTTGCAAAGGTTACTGAATTATCTATTGCAGATTTAGAATCATTATTTGAAACATAATCTAAAGATAATCTACCATCAGTTGCAACATATAAATTAAGACGGTCAGTTCCATCATTTCTACTACCAAGTATAGTTTGATTTGCAGCAGTTACACCATCATCAACTCTAACCCAAGCAGACCAACTAAATGAAGTTCGCATCTCTGCCTGTAATGCAGTATTAGCTTCAATATAATCTGCACCTCCATCCAGCTCCACGCAACTCAGTGACAAACCCTCTAACTTTCCTTGTGTTACTGTAACAGCACCGTCTGTCGTTGTTGTGTTGTCCTGAACATTTACACTAAAGGCATCGTAAACTATACTTCCCATATTGGCTGCTGTAAGTGTATTTCCTTTACCACTCGAATCAACAGTTGTTGATGCATTGAATTTGGCCCACAAGACAAGATTAGTTCCTCCTCCAGCCGCAGGTGGAAGGTCAGGGTCGTCTTTATCTACATTAATCTTGGATGCCATCTTTGCTACATTGGTTGCCGTTACTGCTACGTTCTTGTAGACCTTGGCATCCACTATGTAGCCATCCCAAGTGCGATTTATTCCTCCTGTATTACCTATATAGAATGTGTTTGAAGCGTCACTGGCTCTTGTTCCAACAGGAGTTGTTTCGGTCAAACTTTGGGCTACACCATTCAGATATATAACTGGATTATTAGCTACATCATCAGAATCATAAGTTACTGCAACGTGGCTCCAAGCATTTAATGGAAGAACCTGACTTGTGTACCAAAGGCCATCGGTAGTAGAAAACTGATGGCTAAAATATAAACGACATAACGAACCACTTAAACTACCAACGTATAACTTCCAACCTGCGCTACTTGCTTCTGTATTGAATATGGTACCTCCATCGTTTTCTCCGAGACTCTTTGGATAAACCCAAGCTGAAGCAAGTCCACCATTAGTATCCCAAATATCATCGAAGTCATTACCAGTAGAAGAAAGAACAGAAGTAGTACCATTAAAATTACCATAAACAGGGTCAAGATTTACATTAATGATTGCATCATCAAGATTTCCTTCAAGGATTCCTCCTGTTCCTCCTATCGTAAGTGTATCATCAGAAGTGAAAGTACCAAGATTTCTTACTCCACCATTGAAAGTGTTGGTTCCACTGGAGGTCTTGTACTCACCAAGATTCGTTATAAGCCCGTGAAAGATGTGGTCGCCTGATGCATTCGCAATATCATTAAAAGTTCCATTTGCTGCAATATATGTATTGCCGTGAACTGTTATCTCGTCACCAGCCGTATTAAACTCATATATTCCCTGTGTTATAGTCAGGTCATTAAAAACACTCATTAAACTACCTGAACTATCGAAACATCTTAATTTAACACCAGTTCCTCCCATAGCGAGTTCCAAATCATAAAAATTACTTTCCTGAACATACGAATGTGCAGACGGATGTGCAAATTTTACTTTTCCGTTATTGTGTGTGAAAGTTCCAGCGTTGACCCAAGCATTCTCGTTATCTGCACGTTTTGAAGTAATAGTAGTAGTATCGCTTGTTGCGATAAATGTTCCTCCACTTGCTATTGTAAGACTTCCGAAATTCATTGCCGAAGAAGTATCAGTTCCGCCAATAGTTGCTCCATTAGCTATACTTACATCTCCCGTTACTGTCAGCACAGGTGTCTGAGTACCATAATTTACTAATGTTCCATCAGTTAATGTCAAATTTCCTGCTACTGTTAGTGTAGTGCCATTGGTTCGGGGCTGTATATATTTCGAGTCTGCATTTATTGTAAGATTATAGAAGGTATTTGTTGCTGGATTTATATGACCATAAGCACTTCCTCCAAAAGTATTGGTGCCGTCAAAAAGAACAGTCCCGCTATTGTGTGTAAATGTTCCTGAATTGGCCCA